CAGTGAGTAGCACACATCGGGAAATTGTGTACCATTGGTACTAAACTGCACGATTGAATTTTGACAATAATCTTGGTCTATTAGATATTGTAAAAATTCTATGTTCTCTTTGAGCAAGAACGGTTCTCCTCCCAAAAATTCAAAGTTCTTGACTTGGGGCAGACGAGATTTAATTTTTTGCCAAAACGTATCGCTGTTGCTGGGCCACCTATTGTCCCTCAACAATTGATAAGATGGGTGTTTCTTTTTGTCTTTGATTGGGGAATGCTGTACATCTTCGGCTGCAATAGTACTGCTATAGCCAGCACTGCATATAACACAGCCCAGATTACACAAATTACCAAGATGCCCACCCACAAAGCTGACTTCACCTTCGGTCTCCCAATCTATGGTGCCATAAACGTTTTGCAATTTGTAGGGACTCAGCTCAATTCTGGTCTCTGCTCCGCTCTTGGCTCGATTCCAACAAGTCGAGCATTCAGTGGGTCGTATACCCTCTCTGAACTGCTCACGCAGCAAACGCATATACGGACTTTTCACAATATCTTCAACTGTGTCAGTTTGTATATTGAAGTCTTGCCAATTGGGTTTTTTAATTCTGCCCGAATAATCACAGCAGGGTTTAACAGACCCATCGCTGTCAGCCCAGAACCCAGCCCAAGCGTGAGCACACATTTGATTTTTGGTATTGAACTGCGGTGTTGCTTGATGAATGACTGTATGCTGTATTGGCGCAGCAAGCAATTGACTACTGATATCTTTGGATTTGAAATAGTCAACAACATCTGATTGCGTTGACACTACAGTGACAAAGAATCTGGGTATGTCAATGTAGTCCAGTGTGGATACAATGTGTTCTAGTGTGTACGCAGACACTGGATTAAAGTTTGCAAAAACAAATCTATAGTTGTCGGGGAAAGAATCTTGTTTTAGTTCAATCAATGAACGGTACAGAGTTGACGAAGGTTGGTGCTCTAAATCTTCGATAAAGATAAAAGCACCAACCGTATATTTTTTCTCAAATAACTGTCTGACTTGATCAGTCGTCATAACTCGATTCTGTGCTACCAGCATAGCTACTACCCATACCCTGTCTGGTATAACTTGGGTTCAGACCATTCATCTCCAAAATATCGTCACGAATGTTCTGGTTGCGTTTCTCAATGTTTAGAACACGAGTAAAGCTATTAGTAACAGCGGCAGTATAATAAGCAAAAGGGTTCTGCGATTTTGATTCATCAAAGCGTAATCCAATATAAGTCAGTTGAAGTAGAGCCTGTGCTCTCATCTCATCATTGTAAGTGTATCCGCGCCAATTGCTACGTGTACCATATCGTTCACATAGTTTGATATACATATTGGCCAGAGTTTTGGTCATCTTACCGTGATCCTTACTGAATTCGCCAGAGTCCAAATCGCCTCTCCAGTGTGACTTACCCACACAGTAGGGTTCACCATTTTTGTCTAGTTTGAAATGCTGGAATGGAGGAAAATTGACTTTAACGTACTTGTTATGTTCAGTGTCGTTCTCGTCAAATCCTTCAATCAAGGGATCGTTTTCATCTTCGATCTCTAGTGCAGCCATACGGGCTTTCTTGGTCTTGGCATCATCTAGGGGAATATGGTCCCAAGTCATTACACGGAAAACTACGTCAGTGTCTTTAACGTCTTTGAGTTTGACTTCAAATTCATCCAACTTACGCTTGGTTCCATCAGCAGTTGCTGCTTCGTGTGCAATTTTTGCCAAACGTTCTGCACGCAACTTGCGTGCTTCCAGTGTATTTTTCTTGTTGATTTTGCTGTAATCTGGCAAAATCATATCGTAGTCAGCGTATTCGGGCTGTGTGAAACAACAGTAAGTAGTCTTGCTCTTGTGGATTTCTTTAAGAATATCCTTGTTGTTGAGATAGTTGGTTTTAATTTTCGGTCTCCTAAAACTAAAGTAATAATAGCAAATGAATACAAAAATGTCAAGGCTTTTTTATTAAGTAAGCACTTTATTTCTATTCATAAATACAAGAAACGGGATATATTTACTTATGGCATTATTACCATCAGCTGGACAAACTCAGTCAAGTCCAAACAACGGACAGCAGACCGGAGCGTTGAACAATGCGCTGAACCTCATTGACCCATCAAATATCAGAAAACAAATTTCTGGTTTGCTGGACGGGGGACTTAGCTCGCTGTTTAATCGTGCGAGTAGCCCAACAGTTAATATTGTCAATGCTACAGATCCAAACAATCCACTAAAATCAGATTGGCGAGTTAGATTAAGTCTACCACCATCAAGCCCATTATTGACAAGCAATGCACTGTTATCGGTGCTTTCACAGCCTGGCAGACCTAGCGGTCTTGTGTTCCCATATACTCCCAGTATCAGTGTTACGCATACAGCCAGATATCAAGAACAAGCACTGACACACAACAACTACAAAAACTATTTCTATGAAGGCAGCGATGTATCTGCTATTCAAATACAGGGTGATTTCACTGTTCAAAATCACGATGACGCAATCTACTTGCTGGCCAGCATATTTTTCTTGCGTAGCTGTACCAAGATGTTCTGGGGCAGCGATGCTGATGCAGGTAATCCTCCTCCGATCGTTTATCTTGACGGGTATGGTGATTTCTATTTCCCACACGTAACCTGTATTGTGACAAGTTTTCAGCACACTATGCCAGCAGAAGTTGACTACGTTGAAGTCAAGTATAGCGACGGCTCTGGGTCTACAATCAGCAGTGCAAATCAACAAGTAGCAAGATTACCAACAACCAGTCAGATCACTGTAACAGTTCAACCTATCTACAGTAGAAAAAATATCGCAAACAATATGTCACTTACAGCATTCAGTCAAGGACATTTATTGAAGGGTAATGGTGGATTCCTATGACAGCACAGTATTCTAAGGCAAGTCCTTATTTCAAGACCAACACTTTTGCCAACAAGTATCTTGACGTTCTAGTCAACAGACCCATTGAAAAACAACCAGACGATGTGGTCTATACTATTGACAAGATTTATCAATTTCGTCCAGACTTGCTGGCCTTTGACTTGTATGGTGACAGTGCGTTGTGGTGGGTGTTCAGAGCACGTAACCCAAACGCCATAGACGATCCTATATTCGATTTTAAATCTGGGGTCACTATTATGATACCCAAGAAAACTACTCTAGTAAGTAACTTGGGACTATAAAATGGCAACAACTTGGCAAGATTTAGCGGGACTGAACCCGCAGATTGCAAATCCTAACTTGATCTATCCTGGTCAGGGTGTATTTTTGCCCGACGGATCTACTTACACAGTTGTCCCTGGAGATACACTTACTGGTATTGCTAATAAATTCAATAATCAACAAGCTAACATCACAGTCGATCCAGAAGATAATTTAGCAGAAGATCCAGATCAACCAGATGAAGAACCCTTGTCTACTGATGAGGAAGAAAATCAAGCCGACACTGTACAAGACGAAGATCCATTTGAACAAAGTCGTTTAGATGCAGAAGAAAGATACGATGAAGTTCCAGCAGATGTGCCCACAGATGTTGAGCCAGAAGTTGGTACAAACTTGTTTGCTGGGCAAGCCCCTGCGGTTGTTAAAAATCTTCAAGTGGGTAGCAACAAGACTACGGCTGCGGACCCTGCCGCAAATCCATTGGATGCTTACGCAAGTTATACCTACGGACTTACGCTATTTGCTTTAACTAAACAAGACTACAATAATTTAGTTGATGATTCAGAAAACTTTACTCCGTCAAAGGCATTGATCAGCAGCGCTGGCAGATATCAGGATGTTCGTGATTCGCATTTCAAAGAAGATTTTTATTTTGATAGTTTCAAAGTTTCAACAGTGATAGGTATGAGTGCTGGTTCTCGTGGCACTAATGCCATCAATATGGAGTTCACCATCATTGAACCTTTTGGTATGACACTGCTTGATCGTATCATGGATATTTCTTTAAATGAACTGACTGCACAGAACTATTTGGATATTCCTTATTTGTTAGTACTTGAATTCTTTGGTGCAGACGATGCAGGTAATTTGCAAAAGATAACCAGTCAGACCAAAAGTTTCCCAATCAAACTCTTGAACTTTAAAATAAAAGCCAGTGTGAAGGGTTCTGAGTACACGATACAGGCAGTACCATTCAATCACGGTGCAAACTTAGAGTCTATTCAGGCATTGAAGACCAGAATGGAAATAACTGCGACCACAGTTAATGATTTCTTTGCTAATTCTAGCGACCCTCAAGTTGCAACAGATGTTGACAGCTACAGACAGAACTCAGAAAAATATGCTTATCAATCAGGTGAGCGTGGTGCAGGTGGTGGACAAGGAACTCCTGGGTATAAAGACCCTCGTTTGTTGGGTAGTACCTCTGGCAATCAAGAAGGGGTAGATTCTGTACCAGATGCAACTACTCCTGGGCCGTTTAAAACGACCAGCTTTACAGCAGCATACAACGCTTGGAACATTGCAACAACAAAAACAAAAGATTCCAAGTATGCTGACACTATTGCATTTGACATAGACCCAGCAATTGCAAATTCAAAAATTGTTGATCCAAAAAAGAACACAGTAAAACGAACCGGTAATCTAGCAGCACAACAGGCAGCAGCGGGCGCTCAAGGGCAAGATGCTGTAGCAGTGAATACAAACACTGTGGTGCATAGTTTTGAAGCTGGTACTTCGGTGAATGAAATTATTAACGCTATTATTCCAAACAGCGAATTCTTCTTGAATCAAGTCAAGGACTCAACTCAAGAGGGCAAGACACAGGTTGAAAACAATACAACCAGCGATAGTGCTACACAAGAGCAAGCAAAGACATTGAAAGTATGGAAGATTGTACCTAAATTAAAGTTGGGTGAGTTTGATACTGCTCGTAATGTTTGGGGCAGAAACATCACTTTCTATATCAGACAATATGAAGTCTATCAACAACGTGATAAACGACTACCAAAGAGTCCGCCTCCAAAGCCAGCAAAACGCTATGACTATTTTTACACTGGTAAAAACAATGCCATTATCAACTTTGACATTGATTTCAACGCTTTATACTTTACTGCATCTCAGGTTGACAGAGGCAATACCGTAGAGACTGCTGGTCCGCAGGCCAACCCCGAGACCAGCGATAGTGACGCACCACAGAATAACAGCAACAAGAAAACTATTGGGCCCACACAACAACAGAATACTGGTAGCACTATGCAGACTGGTGTGGGTGGTTCTAACAACAGAAACGAAACACAAAATGCACAGAGTGCGCTGCAAAGTGTGTACACTAGCGCCAGCGGCGATATGATTAACTTGAAATTGCAGATCATAGGAGATCCGCATTTTATCAAGCAAGACGATTTGTTTATAGCACCTCCCCCAATTGCAAACAATGCAATTTCAGACGCACCCAGTTTATTTGTCTCTGACAAAGTTCAAAGTCTGAATATGGATGACGGTGAGATTTATTGCTATGTCACATTTAGAACTCCCAAGGACTTCAATGACGAGACTGGTATGTATGATTTGAAAAGCACTAACAAGTATCAGGTCAGCGAGTTCAGCGGATATTACAGAGTTCTTACTGTAGACAGCGAATTTAGGGGCGGTAAGTTTACTCAGACTCTGAATATGATTCGTTCACCAGAACAAGATTCACCCAACGCAAGCGCTACTACTCAGAGTGATCCTATTGATACACAACGCAGTGAAGGCGGGGTTAACTTGTTTGCTGGTCAAGAACCAGCAACTACAACAGAAACTCCAGATCAACCGGCACCAGCAGCAGTCACTGCAACTGGGGCTGATCTAGACGCTGCCTATGATTACGAACCTCCGCAGTCAACGGCGGTAATAACAACTCAAGGATCTGATCTAGATGCTGCCTATGACTACGAAGCACCCACTACCGAAGAACAAGATTTGTCAGATGTAGTTACAGCTGGTGAGACGCTTACACTAGATCAGGCAACAAGCAGTGATGGCAGCATAGTACCAATTCAAGATGCGCCAATATTGGCATAACAACGGGATAATAAATGGCACAGGATAAAGTTCAAGGTTCAAAACCGTCAAAGTTCTATAACAGAGATGCGGTACCTGGATACAGATATGAGACAGCGACGCAGTTGGGCATAGTTGTGGACAATCTGAGTCCAGCTCGTGACGGTAGATTGCGTGTTTGGATTCCAGAGTTTGGCGGAGATCAGAAAAATCCCTTATTCTGGAGAACAGTAAACTACGCAAGCCCATATCTTGGCTCTACATATCAACCACAGTCTAGTCAGAACAATACATTCACTGGTGTACAACACACATATGGTATGTGGATGGTTACTCCTGACATTGGCAGTCAAGTTCTATGTACTTTTGTAAACGGTGACCCAGAAAAAGGCTTTTGGTTTGCCTGTGTGCCAGCTAATCTGAGCAACTGGATGCTGCCAGCAGTGGGCGCCAGTGCTGCCAATGTAGACAAGACCACGGTCAGCGCAGATATAAAACCCAGCATATTGCCAGATACCAATGTGCCTCCTCAGGTCTTGCCTGTTGCAGAATTTAATGAAAATGTTGAAAGTAATATCAACAGCACATTCTTTAACAACAACAAACCCATACACGAGTTTCAGGCCAACATCTTATTCAAGCAGGGTCTAGACCGAGATCCTACTCGTGGAGCAATCAGCAGTAGCGCACAGCGTGAAACACCTAGCCACGTGTTTGGTATATCGACTCCGGGTCGTGCTCTGACCAAAGACCCAGCAGATGATCCAGGCTATGCTGCCAAAGTAGCAGCGGGTAATATCCCAAAAGATCAATATGCAGTGCCTACCAGAAAAGGTGGTCACAGCTTTGTTATGGATGACGGTGACATAAACGGAGTAGATCAACTGATTCGTTTACGCACTGCCAACGGTCATCAGATTTTGATGAACGATGACAAGTCTACAATTTACATTGCTCACAAAGATGGCACAAGCTGGGCAGAGATTGACGAGACTGGTATCAAAATGTATACTGCTGGCGACTATAGTGTCAGAGCAGAAGGCACATTTAACCTACACGCTGACAAAGATATCAATATTCAAAGCGGTGGCACAATCAATATGGTCAGTGAAACTGCATTTAACTTGAACAGTGCAGCAGTCAATCTTGGCGGTAGCGAGAGTTTCTTGATCTATGGCAACAAGACCAGCATTGGTTCTGGACAACTTGTTATGAGTGCAGATGGTAAACTAACAGTGAGCAGTGGTGGTGCTATGACAGTAAGTGGTAGTACTATTGATATCAATGGTGGCAGCGGTGGTAACAGTATCAGTATGCCAACGCTGGAAAAGAACAAACTTGCTGATACAACATTTGACGATAAGACAACTAAACTATGGTACAGTGTGCCACAAAGTGTTGACAGCGTTGTCACAATCTTACCAAGTCACGAACCCTGGGTCAGAACAGGCACTCCTGCTCCTACAACTAAATCTGTAAGCAGCAGTGTGTGTGCTCCTAAAACAGCCGGAGTTCCTGGCAGTTATACTTTACCAGCAGCCAATGGCAACAGCAACGATAAGGGTAAAGTCAACGGAGTTCCAACTCCGTGGTCAACTGACAAAGCATTTATTGCTAAAGTTCAGAGTGTTGCAACCAGCATAAACGCAAATTATATTGACTTGTTGGCTTGTATGGCCAACGAAACTGGGGCTACATTTGACCCTGGACTAGTAAACAGTATTGGTGCAACAGGTCTTATTCAATTCTTGTCATCGACTGCTACAGGTCTTGGCACAAGTACAGCAATATTAAAAACACTGAGCAGAGTTGATCAGATGGACTGGGTCTTGAAGTTCTTCCAAGCACAGCGACTAAATCAAAAAGCTCCTACTCCTAAACTACAAGACTTGTATTTGTGTATCTACTGGCCCGCAGCAGTTGGTAAGCCAGACAGCTACATTGTTAACCCAGCTGGTAGTAAACAAGCAACACAGAATAAATCTTTGCAGGCTGCGGATGGTAGCATTACTTGTGCCTCAGTAGGTGCAGCGGCAGCTAAATGGTTGCCGGTCATACAGCAAGCACTAGCCAATGCTGGTGTTCAAAGCCAAACTCCAGCAGCTCCAGCAGGTGCTATCACAGACGGTTCAGGTAATGCTATTAAAGATGGCAGTGGCAACCCAGTTCTGAGCGGGGCAGCAGCCACAGACATTGGTATCTCTAACGCCAGTGGACAAGAAGTTGCACAGCCAACTTGTCCAGCAGAGTATTTGGCCAAGACAACAACATACGCCCCAGCTAACAATTTTGGAGCAACTACTCCAAATCTAAGCACACAGCAGGCCAAAGCCATGATGGCAGAGTTGGGCTACTTCTTGAGTCAGTTCAACTACAGCTATACCAGCGGCGGTGGTGGTCTGATTGGTAAGTATGCAGTAGACGCACAATATCTAGCAGATGCTGGTTATATTAAACCAGATGCTGTCAAACAGTACGGCAACTCTGCTCTGAGCAATACAAACAGCTGGACTGGTCGTGACGGTATTCAGAGTCAAGACGACTTCTTTAACAGTCCAAATGTACAAGATACTATTCAGTTCAATGAGTTCACCGCCAGCTACACAGCACTAGTTGCCAACGGTGGTATTAAATCTGATGACGATGTTTGTACCGCAGCAGGTATGATGTTTGTTGTACACGAACTACGCACAGCAGCCGCAGCAAAACAATGGCGTGATAAAGGCGACGCAGCTATATCTTCTAGCAATGTGATGGACCCATCACTGACTGGTTCTGTGATGTATAATCAGGGCAGATATGCTATTGACATTCTAGCAGCAGGTGGCGCAGTAAGCAGCGTAGCACAAACTGCTGGTCTCAGCGGAGAAAACACTACAGGTATTAACCCAGATGATGTGTTTGTGTTCAGCGGTGCAAGCGGAACTCGTGCAAACTTTGATCAGTTGAATGGTACATTCAAAGATGCTATCTTAAAAATGGCAAAAGACTTCAAAGCAAAATCTGGTAGTAAAGTTACGATCACCAGTGCATATCGTAGCCCAGCAGATCAGGATGCAATCTATCAACGCTGGCTAGCAGCGGGTGGCGGACCAAACAACCCAACAGCGGGCGGCATCACAACTCCTGCTAAACCATTGAGTCAGGGTGGCAAAGGTAGCCCACATAACAGTGGCGTGGCTATCGATAGCTCACAATGCCCATTGATCAGCAGAACAGTTGATTTGCCAAGTTATGGTCTACGTTGGGGCGGTACATTTACTAAACCTGACGCAGTTCACATTCAACTAGCAAATGCATCGCAATAAATACTAGACTATGGCAATATTATATCGTGGGTTCAGTACAGTAAATCGCAGCAAGAAGTTTCGTGCTAACGATTTTGATTTGGTTAAACAAGACTTGTTGAATCATTTCAGCATACGTAAGGGCGAAAAACTGATGCAGCCAAACTTTGGTAGCATCATATGGAGCTTGTTGTTTGAACCCATGGATGATCATATCAATCAAGTGATTGTTGATGATGTAAAACGCATTGTAGGCTATGATCCTAGATTGGGTTTACAGAACATCACAGTGATTACTCAGGACTATGGGCTACAAATTGAGCTGGATTTAGTCTATATCCCAACCAATCAGGCGTCAAAAATGAGTCTGCAATTTGACTCTAACTCTAGTACTCTGAGTGCTGGCGGCACATATTAATAAACTACGCACATTTTGATTTTGATAAATACATCATAACGGATGTATTTTAAATGTCAATCACAACTCGTCAGACTAACCTACTCGTAAACCAAGACTGGACAACGGTTTACCAAACATTTAAGCAGGCCGACTTCCAAAGTTACGACTTTGAAACTCTACGCAAGACCATGATTGATTACTTGCGTACCTACTATCCAGAAGATTTCAACGATTTCACAGAAAGCAGTGAGTTCATTGCCTTAATCGATCTTATAGCATTCTTGGGTCAGAGTTTGTCGTTCCGCGCGGATATGAATGCCCGTGAAAACTTCTTTGACACAGCAGAACGCCGTGACAGCATTCTTAAACTTGCTCGTCTAATTAGTTACAACCCTAAACGTAACATTGGTGCAAGCGGATATTTAAAGTTTGACAGCGTTAGCACAACTGAAAACGTATTTGACAGTAACGGTCTTAATCTAAGCAACATCCAAATCAACTGGAATGATATGGCCAATGCTGATTGGCAAGAGCAGTTTACCACAGTACTGAACGCTGCCCTTATCAACAATCAGGCCATTGGCAAACCAGGTAATAGTAAAACAATTGCTGGTATTCAAAATGACGAATACACAATCAACTTAACCCCTGGTGTTATTCCAAGACAGACATTCAATGCCGTTGTTGAGAACAGCAGTATGCCATTTGAAGCAGTCAGTGCAACTAGTTCTGGTCAAGATTATATCTATGAACCAGATCCAATCCCAGCTGGCAAGTTCAACATCTTGTATAAAAATGACAACTTAGGTGTAAACAGTGTAAACACTGGCTACTTCTTGTTCTTCAAACAGGGCAGCTTGGCTACACAAGATTTTAATCTGACTCAGAGTTTGCCAAATCGTGTAGTCAGCGTTAACTACAACAACATCAACAACAACGATGTTTGGCTATATCAGCTAGATGTAAACGGTAACCCAGCGACAGCTTGGTCTGCTGTGCCTGCTGTGGCTGGTATTAACGTTATCTACAATCAAAGTACAAATCGTAACCTATATCAAATCAACAGTCGTACCAACGATCAGATTGATCTAGTGTTTGGTGACGGTAGCTTTGCCAACATCCCACAAAACATCTTTAGATTGTATTACAGAACTAGCAATGGCTTGCAATACAAGATTACACCTGACGAAATGCAAAGCGTTGTTCTATCGTTTGCTTATGTCAGCAGAAACAATACAGTCGAAACTCTGACAGTAACTGCAAGTCTACAGTACACAGTTACAAACTCACAAACTCGTGAAAGTATTGATGATATTCGTGCTAAAGCTCCTGCTCAGTACTACACACAAAACCGTATGGTTACAGGGGAAGATTACAATCTTTTCCCATACACTAACTTTAGCAGCATCTTAAAAGCCAAAGCAGTTAACCGCACAAGTTCAGGCACAAGTAGATTCTTGGATGTGCTTGACGTTACTGGCAAGTATAGCAGCACAAACATTTTCTGTGCTGATGGTATCTTGTACGAACAACAACCAAATGTATCTACTACATTTAGCTTTAACTCTGCTCAGGACGTTTATCAGGCAATCTATAACACAGTTGCTCCCATAGTTGCTGGCACTCCAATGTTGCAGTATTACTATGCCAACTTCCCACGCTATACAGCACCTGCAGGTACTACTTGGAGCAAGAGCAGCGCCTCTAGCAACAGCAGCACTGGTTACTTTGTAAATGGTAGCAACGTTGTACAGCAAACTGGTACAGGTGTAAGCTCGAACTTAAAATACATCACTGCTGGCGCATTGATTAAGTTTACTGCTGGCACTGGTAACTACTTTGACGCACAGAATAATATTCAAACTGGAACTCCACAATATGCAAATCAAAAGACATATTTGTGGGCCAGTGTAGTCAGTGCTAACGCTGGCTATCAGGCACAACTAAGTCAGAATATCCCAACTGGTGCAGTAGTAGCCAGTATCATTCCAGTGTTTAAAAATGCATTGCCAACTGGCGCATTTGTTGCACAACTTGTTAGACTGCTACAAAGTTATCAAAACGTTGGGGTTGGCTACAACAACAGCACGCAAAGCTGGCAAATCATCTTGCCACAGAACTTGAATTTGGGCGCATTTAGTTTAACTAATCAGGGCGATACTTCGGGTGCTGGACTTGACAGCAGCTGGATGCTGGCATTCACTTATAACGGTATTAACTACAATATTGCACAGCGTGGGCTTGAGTACATCTTCCAAAGTAACAGAGAAACTCGTTTCTACTTTGATCCAGATGTTAAAACATTTGACAGTAGTACTGGCCTAACCATCAATGATCAAATCACAGTGTTGCAAACAAACACACAATCTGACAGTGCAGCGCCACTGGGTCAAAATCAAACTTGGTACATCTATGACAGAGTTATCGATCAGGATGGCTACGTAGATAACACTCAGGTCAAAGTTACTTTCCCAGAAACTAACAATGACGATGTGCCAGATGATCCTGATCTGTTTACAAACATTGTAAACCCCACAGTGAACCCAACCTACAAGTATGTCTATTTTCAAGAACTAACTGGTACAGACAACTTCTTGACCACAGTGCCAGTGGATAACTCAACTGTGGTCAGTATCTATGCAACTCAGAGTGCAATCACTGCTAACTGGAACTTGTACTTAAACGGACAAGTATTCTACGCTACCGGCGAAAACAATTTCTATCAACTAGTAATCAGCAGCACTAACAGCAGAAGTTTGACATTGTTGTCTAACTACGTTGCACAAGTTGGTCGTCAGAATTTACAGTTCCAATATCGTCACAGCAGTCCAAACGACCGTCGTATCGATCCAGCTCCAAACAACTTGATCGACTTGTACATCTTGACTACACAGTACAGTCAGGATTACTTGGCGTGGATTCAAGACACAACTGGTACTGTTACTGAACCAAGTTTGCCAACCAACGATGATTTGAAATCAGAGTATGGTACTGGCACAACAAGTCTAGAAAACTACAAAGCAATCAGCGACACTCTGGTCTACAACACTGGCAAATATAAGCCATTGTTTGGTGCTAAAGCAGATCCAAGTCTGCAAGCAACATTCAAGGTAGTTAAGAATCCAAATGCCAACGTCAGCGACAATGACGTTATCAGTGGAGTCGTTTCTGCATTGAATACCTACTTTGATACAGCAAACTGGAGCTTTGGTGATACATTCTATTTCAGTGAATTGAGCACATACTTGCACAATGCACTAGCTCCAAACGTAGCCAGTGTTATCATTGTTCCATCAAGTACAGATATTGCATTTGGCGGTCTATTGCAAATCAATAGTAACCCAGATGAAATCATGGTCAGCGCAGCAACAGCAGAGAACGTACAGATTATCAGCGCAATTACCGCAGCACAAATTAATCAAACCTTAGCAGGATTGGGAATCGTAATTTAATATGGCACAAATTAAGACAAGCAACTTCTTACCAGAAATCTTTAGAACTGAGACCAATCAAAAGTTTCTAAATGCTACGCTAGATCAGTTGGTAACACAACCTGATCTGCGTAATATTAATGGTTATGTGGGTCGTAAGTTTGCTCCTACTTTTAAAAGTACAGACAACTATCAACCTGAACCCACAGCGTTGCGTCAAAACTATCAGCTAGAACCTAGCATTGTTGTAAAAAACAAAATTACTGGTAACACAGATTTCTTTAGCAGTTACATTGATTTGTTGCAACAGATCGGTCACTACGGCGGATTCACAAACAATCAAACACGCCTGTTCAGCGGCGAGAGTTATAGCTATGGTGGTTTGTTTGACTTTGACAAATTCATTAACTTCAACCAGTACTACTGGCTAGAAAATGGCCCGCAGGCAGTTAGTGTCTATGCTAGTGAAATTCCCACATCAGAAACTTTTACAGTAACTCGTGATCCTGCGACTGGAAGCTACAAGTTCAGCACAGCAGCTGGGGTAGAAAACCCACAGATTCAACTTGCCTACGGTGGTACATACAAGTTCATCGTCAATCAACCTGGATACCCATTTTGGATTCAGACTGATCCTGGCACAAGCGGTACAAAAAACAATCAGACTAAACTTTCTAGTCGTGATGTATTGGGTGTTACTAACAACGGTACAGATGTTGGTACAATCACATTTAAAGTTCCACAACCAACAGCACAAGATTTCTTTGTACGTATGGCATTGGCTGGTAGTGCTGACCTAAGTACTGCACTGAGCTACAATAAAGTTCAAGGTCAACGCCTAAGTGCCATCAAGTCAGCTGGTGAAAACGGCTTTGACGGCGTTAGCGCAATCAACCAAATCAATTTGAAGTCTCTGATCTTTGTTAACAAAGACCTAGATGACGCTTCTTGGACTGTGAACGGCACAACTGTGCCTACAATCAATCGCAGAAACGCTTGGCAAATTAGTTTGAGCAACGACACTGACCCAATCGTCACGTTGAATCCATTGTTGCAGGCATTTACGATTGGATCTTTGCAAAAAGTGTTTGTGCGTAGCGGTCTGTCTCGTGCAGAGTTTACGTACTATCTTGCTCCTGATTACTTACAATTGAACTTGTTCAATCAAATGCCAGATATTACTGCGCCTTTGACTACTCTTTACTATCAAGATAACTCTAACGCAGCAATGGTTGGACCATTCAGTTTACTTGTGGCAACTAACAGCGTAATAGATGTTGAAAACACTATTTTGGGCGCCAATGGATACAAAAGTCCAAATGGTGTAACATTTACCAATGGTCTCAAAATCACATTTGACGATACTGCAACTCCAGCAGCATATCAAAATAACACATACTATGTAGAAGGTGTGGGCGAATCAATCAGATTGATTGATGTGACAACATTGATTAATCCAGAAGCATTCGCAGCCAACGGGTTGGGCACACAGGATTATATCACTATCAACCGTTCAAGCATTGACTTGAACCCTTGGTCTCGTAGTAATCGTTGGTTCCACGTTGACGTTATTAACGCAGCAGCGGCCTACAACAATACAACAGCAGTATTTGATCAAAACTTACGTGCAAGTCGTCCGATCATTGAGTTTGAAGCAGACACACAACTATTCAACTATGGTCGTGTTGCGATTCCTCCCATCGATCTGATTAACTTTGATATTACAGACAGCAGAAACGCCATCGAGTTGCAGAACTATGGTGTACACGTAGATGGTGTCAAACTAGAGCAGGGTATGCGCATCGTATTTGCCAACGACTTTGACCCCACAGTCAGAGGCAAAATATTCGAAGTCAATGTAGTTTACATTGCATCTTTGGGTAACAATGTAATTAACTTGGTACCGTCAACAGAAACAGTTGTTGCAAATAACAATATTGTTGTGCTCTCTGGCCCATACCAAGGCGTACAATACTACTACAATGGCTCAAACTGGATACAAGGTCAAGAGAAAACTCAGCTAAATCAGGCTCCTTTGTTTGATGTTTTTGACGCATCTGGGGTTAGTATCTCAACATACACTAACAGTACTTTTGCTGGTACAAAGATTTTCTCTTATACTCCTAATACAAAAACAGGAGCAGTAGCAGATCCAATATTGGGTTTCCCGCTAACCTACAGAAACTTTAATCAGATTGGTGACATTCAATTTGATAACAACTTTGACACAGATACATTCACTTATGTAGACGGTAACGGAACTACACAAAGCGGCATTGATATTAACAGTGTCGGCTGGCTACAAAAGAACAAAGATATTTCAACTACTGTAATCAAAAACAGCTGGAATACCAATGTTGAAAAAGAAAAGCAGTTCCAAGTTATCAGCGGTATCTATGATGGTAAGAACAGCTACTTTAAAATTGACTTGGCTGCAAGCACAGAAGCTACAGTCCCTTATTTCAGAGTATACAAAAATGCTATACAAATTACTGGATGGGAAACTGTAACAGTTGGGGTGTTGAACTATGTTCACATCACAGACTCTGCGTTGACTACTGGTGACCAGATTGATATTTTGATTTATAACAGCAGTCAGGTCAGTCAGCTTGGCTACTACGAAGTTCCAAAGAACTTGGACTATAACAGTGAGAACAAAAACTTCAACACTCTGACACTGGGTCAGCTACGTAATCACATCAGCACTATGGTTGCTAACAGCAATCAGGTTACTGGTAGTTTCCCAGGTGCTAGTAACTTACGTGACCTGAACATCAAGGGTCAGGGCGGTAGTATTTTACAACACGCAAGTCCTGTGTTGTACAGCGCATTGTTCTTGGTTGACGAGAACGCAAACTTCATCAAAGGCCTAGACCTAGCTCGTAGAGAATACAGCAAACTCAAGAACAAGATTGTTGAATTGAGTATGCGCACCAGCGGTTTGGACTTCACAAACATTCCAGCACTGCTTGATACATTACTAAAAAATATCAACGCTGTGAAAAACAAGTCGTTTGCTTGGTACTACAGCGACATGGTACCCTACGGTGATACCAAAAACACAATCAACTACACAGTAGAGAGTGCAGAGATTGTTGACTATGAAATTAGCAGCATTTTCAGTGACACAACTTTGAGCAATCAGGCTGTGCTAGTCTACTTGAACAATGTACAGTTGGTCAAGGGTCAAGATTATGTGTTTGATACAAATCGTGCGGGTGTAACAATCACTGCCCCATTGACTATTGGTGACAGTATTACAATCTACGAATACAGTGACACTGACGGTAACTATATTCCAGAAACTCCCAGCAAGTTGGGCTTGTATCCAAAATTCACCCCAACAAAATACTACGATACTACTTACGCTACTCCTATCTATGTGATACAGGGTCACGATGGTAGCATCACACCTGCATTTGGCGACTTTAGAGATGACTTGTTGTTAGAGTTTGAAAAACGTGTTTACAACAACATCAAAGTCAATCAGGCTAAAAACATTCTTGATATCTATGATTACTTGCCAGGCAAGTTCAGAACCACAGAGTACAGCAACAGTGAATTTACTCAGTTGCTTACAGATAGTTTCTTGACTTGGGTAGGCTCTAATCGTGTTGATTACATCACAAACTCTACTTTTGTTTCCAGCAATGAATTTACTTGGAACTATGGTAAGTTTGTTGACACAGTTAACGGTGCTAAATTGCCGGGCTACTGGAGAGCCATCTACAAATACTTCTATGACACAGACCGCCCACATACTAATCCTTGGGAAATGATCGGTCTTACTGAGCAGCCCAGCTGGTGGGAAGCACGTTATGGTTCTGCACCATACACTGGCGGTAACATGGTTCTTTGGGACGATATGGCTGCGGGTATTGTGTGGAACGGTGGTAGCCCCTATGTCGATCAACGCTTTGTTCGTCCTGGCTTACAAAAAATTATTCCAGTAGACTACACTGGTGTTCTACTAGCACCAGCAGACATTCTGGTCAAAACATTCAATCAACGTGATGCCAGCGGTGATTTCAAAATTGGTGACCAAGGCCCAGTTGAAACAGCTTGGAGACGCAGCAGCGATTTTCCATTCGCATTCCAACAGGCATTGGCTTTGGCTAAACCAGCATTCTATTTTGGTACATTGATGGACATCGGTGGCTACTATTACAATGCTGATCTGGGTCAGGCCATCTTTGACGAAACTCTGCAACGTGTCAGCCCATTAGATGTTGATATCAACGGTGTAGTGGACGCAGACTATGAGGGCTACGAAATTGCTCGTGGCGCTGGATACTTAAACTGGATCGCAGACTACCTACGCAGCCAGGGCATTGACCCAAGCACCAAGTTGAACGGCTATTTGGAAAACGTTTCTATTCAGCTTGCATACAAAATGGCAGGTTTTACTGACCAGAGCTTTATACAAGTTATTGCTGAACAAAGTAGTCCAACAAGTAAAAACAACGGCGTTGTAATTCCTAACGAGAGTTACAGCATTGAGTTATACAAATCTACTCCTGTCAGCACTGTTACTTACAGTGCAGTTATTGTAGAGAGAACTGGCAATGGATACACAGTAAGCGGCTATGATAACACAGCGCCCTACTTTACAATTATCCCAAGTCTGGCAAATAACAAGAGCTATAGCATACCAGTGTTAGAAGACTCTGCGGTAATCTATCAGGATTATCAAAAATACAAAGTAACTATCCCTTATGGTTACGAGTTCACTACTCGTCAACAAGTTGTAGACTTCTTGGTCAGCTATCAACGTTACTTGCGTGGTGTTGGCTTCAAATTCACAGACTCTGATCCAGATTTGGGCACTCAACGTGATTGGTTATTGAGCGTCAAAGAATTTATGACTTGGGCACAGCAGGGCTGGGGTTCGAGCAGCGTTATTGTTCTTAGCCCAGTATTGAATCATTTGACCTTGTTCACAAAATCCGGTGTCGTGGATCAAATCCTAAATCAAGTCAATGAAAGTTGTGTGCTTGACACTGGCTATAATATCATCAAATATAGTCAGATGAGTGTTAACAGACAAAACACAGCTACGGGCAATACATGTAATCTTACACTGAATGCTGGTCAAACACTGGGCTTGGCTAAACTAAGTCTGGTTGAATTTGAACACGTGATGATCTTTGACAACGAAGACATTTTCAATGACGTTATCTATGTGCCAGAACTTGGCAACAGACAGTATCGTCTGAAACTTGTTGGTAAGAAAACTGGTTCTTGGACTGGTGCTATGAATCCTCCTGGATTCGTATTCAACAACACCACAGTGGATGCTTGGCAACAGGGCACTGACTACTTGATGGGCACAATCGTCAAGTATAAGAGCAATAACTACACAGCCTTGCAAGACATTCCTGCGGCAACAACATTTGACTTTACTAAGTGGGCACAGCTTACAACGCAAGAACTTAAAACAGGCCTGTTGCCTAACTTTAGCTACAACGCAGAAAAATTCAACAGATTCAATGACGTTGATAATCCAGAGTTGTTGGGCGATTTCCACTTGTACAGTGACAGCGCAATTGGTTTCCAACCACGTCAATATCTGACAGAATTTGGTATTGATGAAGTAACACAGGCCAAGTTCTATCAAGGCTATATTCGTCAAAAAGGTACAATGAATGCCATCAACGCATTTACTGCTACTGGTGTAAACGGTGTTACCAGCGATATTAATGTCTATGAAGAATGGGCTATGCGTGTTGGTGAATACGGTGCGCTTGACAATAATCGCAGCGTTGACCTAATCTTAACTGAAGGCACATTCAACGGTGATCCAGTTACATTCACTCTATTGCCAAATAATGGATCTAGCATCACTGGTATCATTGGTGTACAGCCAAATCAGTTGTACAAGACTGAGGGTGACTATACTCCAAACATCTACGTAAATCGTGATGCAAGCAGTAACTACAAGAATGACATCCAAACTGCTGGCTATGTCAACATCAATGACGTAGACGCTACTGTATTTGACCTGACAGCAAACATTGCTGACCTAAGCGCAAATATCGATAGCTTTGGCATTGGATCTACTGTCTGGAGCGCAAAAGATTTAACAGGTAACTGGAACGTTTATCGTGTAAACGAAACTGATGTAAACGTTATACAGGTCAAATACTCTGTTGACAACATTGGCGTAGTTACAACCAACAAACCACACGGTGTTGCCTACGGCGATATTGTTGCTGTACAAAGTTTTGATGTTCGTGTAAACGCTTTCTATCGTGTCTACAATGTTGTGGATGCGTACAATTTTAGCGTAGTATTCTACGGACAAGCAGCAGATCAGGTCAAGCAAGCAATCACTATTGCTGGAACTGGTACACTGTACAAGCTACAAAGTGTTCGTATTCAAAATGCCACAGACCTAAACACCATTACTCCGCCACACGGTTGGATAGACAACGACAAGTTATGGGTAGACAACGATGCACAGACAAATGGTTGGGTAGTATACAACAAATCTAGCCCATGGTCTGGTAACGTCAGCATCTTTAACACAAGTATGCAACTAGATGCCAACAGCTATGCCACTGGTACTGGTTTTGGTACAGTCAGCACAATCAGCGCCAACGGTGCATTTGCAGCAGCAAGTAGCCCTTTACTAAACACAGGCAATGTATACGCATTTGTATCAAACGTTGCAAACAACCACACATTTACATTGGTTGCTAATATTGGACAACACAACGGTGGCACTAAGTTTGGTGCAAGTTTAGATACAGCAGGCAACTTGTTGTATATTGGTAACCCAGGTGACGGTGCAACACAATATGGTCGTGTACACATACATCAGTTCAATGGCAATGCCAGCTTCCCATGGATACAAACACTGTCCAGCCCAAGTTCTAGCAACGTGGGTGACTTGTATGGTGCAAGCATCAGTGCTAGTGCTGACGGCGTTTGGTTATATGTTGCAGCTCCAAATGCAGGTAACGTATACGTCTATCAATCAAATGCAACCAGCTACTATACCTACGCTAATACTATTAGTATTGGCAGTAGTGCAGCATCACAGTTTGGCTACAACGTCAAAACAACAAGCACTGGTAATCAGGTTGCAGTCAGCGCCCCATATCAGGCAGTCAATGGGGTAACAGCAGCTGGCGCAGTCTATGTATTTGATCGTAGCATCGAAGCATTCATTGCCAATAGTACTACTTATACAACAACATATACTATCGGTAGCACTAGCAGAGTCACAGTCAACGGCAACATTGTTACTACTGGCTTTACTCGTGGCTTTAATACAATCACATTCACAAACGCTCCTGTCGTGGGCAGTTTGATTGCTGTAGAAACTAACAAGTTCCAATTGTTAGAAACTCTGACAAGTCCAAACCCAACCAGCGGAGCAGCATTTGGTACAACTACTTGGATCTCTGGCAACGATGCAGATGTTTACGTAGCAAGTCCAGGTTACAGTGCTCCTGGATATTTCAGCGGTATCGTTTATCGCTATGTAAATCAGGGAGCAGCTTATGGTACGATTACTGGTACTAATTATAATCCTGTTATTAGCTCAGGCGATACTATTAGAATCAATGGTATTTCAGTTACATTCACTGCGGGTAATGTAATCACAGCAGCACAGAATATCAACAGTGCCAACATTGCTGGGGTCACTGCTGTAGCACAGGGCTACGGTGCATTGACCATCACAAGCAATGTAGTTACACCATATCAGAAATTGATTATTGGACCAGGCGCTGGTAACGCAGCAGCCAATTTGGGTCTGAATGTATTCACTACAGTACAATCACTAAAACACCCTGGCACAGAAGATGTAAGTCAGTTTGGTGCTCAGATTGCATCTAGCACAGATAGTTCTACATTGGTTATCTCTGCCAACGGTGGCAGCACTGAAAATACAACTACATTTGACTTGTCGTTGACTACGTTCGACCAAGCTAACAGTGTGTTCATTGACACAATTGAAGGCTCTGGTGTAGTATACGTCTATGGTCTAGTTGAGGGTGGATTGAGTGGCAACATACAAGATCAATATGTGCTTGTTCAACGACTACAAAACAACAGTCTCAGCGCACATGATCAGTTTGGTTACAGCGTTGCTATGAATGGCAATACTATGATTGTTGGAGCTCCTGGCGACAGCAATCACGTACAACAAGATCCAGTTAGCGGAGTATACACTGGCATAACAAATGCAGGTACATTCTACACATACAACAACTTCAGCGGCAACGTTGGTTGGGACATTGTAGCACAAGAAACCAATAAAGTAGATATTGACAGTATCAGCAGATTGTATTTGTACAATGTCAATACTCAGGTCATCACTACAAACTTAGACTACATTGATCCTGCAAAAGGCAAAGTATTGGGCGCAGCGCAAGAAGACTTGGACTTCATCACTGCCTACGACCCAGCTGTGTACAACAGCATTGGTGGTATCGACGGTACTCCAAATCTTGCATTCAATTTAGACTATCACTGGGGCCCAGAACAAGTCACCAAGACTTGGTGGAATACCGGAGTTCTACGTTATATTGACTATGAACAAGGCAACTTGACTTATCGTGCTAACAACTGGGGCAAAATGTTCCCTGGTAGTCAAGTACAGGTCTGTGAATGGGTCGCAAGCGATGTTCCTCCTAGCGCCTACACTGGTTTGGGTACTCCTTTATACGCAGACAACAGTGCTTATATAGTTGAAACAACAATCAACCCAAGTACTAAACTTGCAAAAAGCACTTACTACTATTGGGTAACTGGCAAAAACAGTCTTGAACCAGACAGTGTACATCGCAACACAATCAGCACTATTCAGGACGTGATTGAGAATCCACAGGCACAAGACATTGCTTATGCAGCAGTGATTCGTGACGACACTATCAGTCTACACGGTATCAGCAACTCATTGAGTGGCAATAGCACAGTCTTGCACGTTGATTACGATACAATTCGTAACACACATATTATTCATAGCGAGTATCAACTTGTTCAAGAGGGCAATGCAAGCAGCACTATCCCAGCAAGAATAGTTGAGAAAATGATCGACAGTCTAAGCGGCATCGACGCTAATGGCTTAGTGGTGCCAAGCGCAAGTCTAAGCCCACAATCACGTATTGGTCTTGGCAACAACCCAAGTCAGACAGTGTTTGTTGACAGAATGGCAGCGTTGAAAAACTGGGTAGAATATGTAAATGCTGTGCTAATTCAGTATCCTATTGTAGAAGAATTCAATATTAGCCCATTGTATGCATCAGCAGAATTGCCCAGCGCAACTACGTATGACATACAAGTCAGCACTTATACACAATTGACTTATGTAGAAACTGCTGGTCTGATAACTGGCTATACTGTATTGGTATTGGCAGACGAGACACAACAGGGTCTTTGGACTACGTATTCTTGGAGCGGCAGTGCTTGGGTATTGTCAGCCACACAAAGTTACTATACTCCATTCTACTGGAGTAAGACTGATTGGTACGACAGTACCTATGACAGCACCGTGTTGCCAACCTATGTTGTTGCCACAGCAGCAGATGTTTCTACACTGACCTCGACTGTGGGCAATACTGTAAAAGTATTGAACAATGGTTCAGGTGAATTCGCAGTCTATCGTGTCAACAGCGACTTAACAACTAGCATTGTGGGCATACAAAATGGTACTATACAGTTGAACAGCAACTTGTATACCACTGACGTAGCAGCAAATGAAATTCGCATTATATTCAATGCCATCAAAGACTATATCTTTATCAACACATTGTCTGGTTATTTCAATCAGATGTTTTTCTTCTTGATTAACTACATCCTGACAGAACAGCCAAGCGTTGATTGGGTATTCAAAACCAGCTTTATCAGCATCTTGCACAAGTTCAAGACTTTGGACCAACCTGCAAGTTATAGCCCAGACAACCAAAGCTACTACGAAAACTACATCAACGAAGTTAAACCTTATAGAACAAGTATCAGAGATTACTTGATTGACTATCAGGGTAATGATGAGTATTATGGTGACAGCACTGACTTTGATATTCCAAGTACCTACATCGCAGATATCAACGGATATCGCAGTCCAAACGGCACTAATGCTCTTGACAGTACTTGGTTGAGCACATTGTCACAGTACAATCAGTGGTACAACAACTATACCTATGGCATCGGTGACGTATTCGTTGCTAACGCAGGTTTTGGTTTCGTATTGACTCCAACAGTCAGCGTTGTTGGTGGCGGGGGTACTGGTGCTAACGTAGCAGCCATTGTGAACTTTGATACTGGCGGCATTGAAAGTTTTGAAGTTATCAATCCAGGTAAAGGCTATACAAGCCAGCCAACTATCTTTATCAACGGTACTGGTAGTGGAGCAGTGGGCTATGCAAAACTTGTGAATCACTATCAGGTTGACAGTGTGCCAACTACACAACTAGACACGTTTGCCAACGTCACAGTCTATGTTGGTAATATCATTACTCAGCAAAACACTGGGGCATATGGTACTGTATATTCAGCAAGTACTGGAAATACTGTGACCTTGATTGATGCTGTTGGTACATTCAATACTACAGACTATATCTTTAGTGATGCAGCAAACCTATCAACAAATCTAACCAGTACAACTAGCTATACACAGTTCTTGAACCGTAGTTACAACACTATTCGTAATGTTTCTACTACTATCAAGTTTGATAGAACTTCTTATACCAGCAACGTTGTCACTTGGCAACCAAATATCACTGTTGCTAACAGCAGCATAGTGAGCTACAACGGACAAGCATATCAGGCAACTGCTAATGTTTACAGTTCTGCAATTTTGACATTGGCAAATGCAGCCTCTGTCAGTGTGGGTCAATACATTACTCAGGCAAATACTACTGCAAACGCACGAGTCTTGTCTGTGAGCGGTAATTCTAAAATTATCACTGTGGGTAATCTGACTTCGAACTTCATTCGCAGAGGTGGCAACATCTTGGTAAATGGTTCAGATGCTAACACAAGACCAATTTCTGTCAGCAATGTATTTGACTATACAAAATACACATTGTTGAATGCAAACAGTTTTGTCACAGCCACAGATCGTATCAGTGCATACTATCAGCCCACAGCAGATATGCCAGCAAAAGATTTTTCTCAGTTAATGACTGGTATCGAGTATCCGGGGGTCAGTGTCACTGGTGTTGGGTATGAAGCAGAAACATCAGTGTTCAACAGTAATTTGATTTACACTTGGTCAAACACTCGTGCTATCTACAGTTCTAACGTTCAAATTCCAACAGTGACTTTGAATCTGTCAAACTCTGCGGTTGTTTACTCTGGTAACATTGTTACTCAAGCAACTTCTGGCGCTTACGGTACTGTGTATCAAACAAGTACTGGTAACGTTATGACATTGGTAAACGTTGTGGGTTCATTTGACGTTACTGACGGATATTATTTGTCTGCTAACACTGCAAACTTGAACGTAACTCCAACACAGTCACGTGCGTTCCAACAAGTAACAACACAAAATTTGGTTGATTTTACAAAATACAACTATGCCAGCGGTCAATCTATCTTCTTGGTAGATGTTGATACAAGTCAACAGTATATTTTGAACATTACTGAAGTTGATACTTGGAGAATGATTCTCAGCGGTAATGTGCCAACTATTCCAGCGGGCGCTAATGTATCGTTGAAATACTATGACTTCAATAACCCAACTTACTTGGATACTATTGTTCAGAATACCTACACTGGAACTAATCAAGGTTCTACTATAGATGGTGGTATGTATTATGATACCTACAGCAGTCACGCACCAGAAGAACTTGTTCCTGGAGCAACATTTGACAGTCTGAATATGGTAGTTTCTACTGGTATCAACAACAATACACAGGTCGTTACATATCGTGTTGTACACAATATGAATGCCAATGTAAGCGCAAACAACACAGCACACTGGCCACAGTACTACGGGGTCAGCGCAACACATCAGACCACACTGACTGCTAATTTGAACATCACAGATAGCAATATCTTTGTTGCAAATGCAGCAGCATTGAGTGCACCAAACTTGTCTAAATTGATTCCTGGACAAGTCTATATTAATGGTGAAAAGATTATATTCTGGGGCTTGGACACTGCACACAACAGACTGTATCAGTTCCGTAGAGCAACTGATGGAACTGGCGCTCCGTTAGTTCATTTAGCTGGAACTAAGGTTGTCGATTGTGGTATTAATGAGCTGATTCCAGGCGGAAACACAGTACACACAACTACTTGGTTGAACGCAAGTCCCGGTGCTCCTAAAACACTAGTGGATAATTTGGGTGATGTTATCACAGACAACTTTGGTAATATCTTGACAACAGCGGGTGCAAATGCTAATGCTGTTACTGACGGTTCTGGCCTAGAAGGTTCTTCTACAGCGCAAGCCGTGTTCCTTAAGGGACTGACTTAAAATAAATATAGAAAAGGCCGAGATTTAAAATGACAATTACAATTACAGGTTTACCGTTACAAGGTACCGTTCTAGACACTACGCTGATTCCCGTAGAAACCGCAGGGGTAACTGCGCACATTACAGCGTCTTCTATCAAATCCTATCTTAGCTCTGGTACTTTAACCAGCATCACAGCTGGATCTGGTACAATATCTGGGGCGTTGTCTGTGGGGTCGCTGTACAGCGGGGCAATTACTGCAACTACTGTAACAACTTCGTCGGATGTGACAATTGGTGGTAACTTGATATTTTCACAGGCCGCTGCGGCTCTGACATTCAGTAACATCATCGTTACTAATGCCAACGTAGCATCAAACATAAATCTGAGTGGTACTATTGTTCCTACATCTAACGTAACTGCCAACTTGGGTACTACTGCTGCTTGGTTCAACACACTGTACTCGGCCAATGCGATGCATTCAAATGTGACTACTGCCGCAATCACTGCAAACACAGTTACAACTGGCATAGTCACTGGATCTGCTAACACAACGGCTAACTTGGGCACAAGCACTAACTGGTTCAATAACTTATATTCTGTAAACGCAGTACACAACACTGTGACTGTGACTGGTGGACTTGTACCAAACGCAAACACTACAGTTAACATCGGGTCAACAAGTTACTGGTTTAACAACATTTTTGGTAAATCAACTCAGGCACAATACGCTGACTTGGCAGAAAAATATCAAAGCGATGCTGAATATGCTCCGGGAACTGTTGTGGTTTTTGGCGACGAAACAGAAGTCACTATCAGTACACGAGCAAATGATCCACGAGTAGCGGGTGTAGTTTCTACAGATCCTGCGTACTTGATGAACAGCTTGGCTGATGGGGTATCTGTTGCACTACAGGGCAGAGTTCCTTGTCAGGTTATGGGCACAGTAAAACGCGGAGATTTGATGGTGACTAGCACATTCCCAGGAGTGGCAATGGCATCTAATGATCCGCAAATTGGTACAGTAATTGGCAAGGCTTTGGGTACCCATTCTGGTTCTGATATCGGAATCATAGAAGTAGTAGTAGGCAGAATTTGACCCTATAAATATACAATAATCAGAGAAATAACACAATGAGCAAAGACACAATCCGTCAACCAGATGATTTGAGTGGCATCTACGTAAGAGGACACATAAAAATCACTGACCCAACAACTGGGGAAGTTCTTGTCAATAAAGGCAATGCTATCCACTATGAAAACATCAGTGCTGCATTGGCCTATATGTTGGCTAACAAAGAGCAAAACTATATCTACGAAATGCACTTTGGCAACGGCGGTACTAGCGTTGACCCAACAGGTGTTATTACATACTTGCCTCCAAACACTACTGGACAAAGCAGTAACTTGTACAGCGCTACCTACAGTAAAGTAGTTGACGATACTGCCGCTGCGAACGGTAATCCTACACAGAACTACATTCAAGTTCGTCACGTTCCTGGCACAGTCTATACAGATATTCTTGTTAGCTGCTTGCTTGACTACGGCGAGCCAGCTGGACAAAGTGCGTTCGATAACAGTCAAACTCTAACTGACACATACACATTTGACGAGTTGGGTCTATTTGGTCGTAGTACTGACGGTACAAGTGGCCTAACAACCACTGGTCCAATGTTGACACACGTTATCTTCCACCCAGTTCAGAAATCTCTAAACAGACTTATTCAAATTGACTACACAGTCCGTATTCAAACTCTAACAAACTTGAGTAGCATTGGATAATACAAATGGCATATACAATTAATAAAACAACAGGTGAAGTTTTAATCACTATCCCAGACGGTACAGCAGACGGTCCAGATATTAACCCTGGGCTGAATGCCACTGACTTGGATCTGTTTGGTAAAAACTACCCCTTGTATGGCCAATACCAAAACGAAAACTTTATCAAGTTGTTGCAAAACTTTGCTAACACATTAGCTCCTACAAATCCATTGCAGGGCGAGTTGTGGTATGACCTGAACACACATTTGTTAAAGATTTATACTGGCACAACATTTATTCCAGTTAGCCCAGTCATTGTATCTGCCTCAGCACCTATCACTTCGTTGGTAGGTACACAGTGGTGGGACAGCACAAACTTCCAGTTGAATATGTACAATGGCACTGGATGGTCAGTGATTGGACCTGCGTACAAAGCTCCTGATGGAGTCAGTGGTGCAATTGTTGAAGACGTAACAGACAATGTGGGTGGTACTCACACAGTCATCAAATTTTACACAAACAATAACGTCAGTGCTATTGTTGCATTCGATCAACCTTTTGTATTGAGTAGTGCTAGTGCAGTCTCTGGCTTTAGCACAATTAGTCCTGGTATTACTCTGTGTGCAGAAGCAAATAACTTGTTCTACGGCACTGCGGTGAACGCACAACAGTTGGGTAATATTGCTGCTATCAACTATGCTCGTAATGACATTGATAGCACATTCTATGGTAATATCAGTGTTGGTTATCAGAACTTGAATATTTTTACAACAAGTTCAAACACATCGCTAATCAATAACAGAAACAATGCCAACGTTAGTTTGTACGCAAACATTGTGGGTACTTTGACCAACGTGTTAAACGTAAATGGCACAACGGGCGAAATCACTGTTGCGCTGAACCCATCTAGCGCATTGGGCGTTGTTACAAAACAGTACGCTGATAACAGTATCGCCACTGCTGTAGCCCCATTAGCTCCAAGCTATAGTCCAACATTTGCTGGAGTTCCAACAGCCCCTAACGTTGCTGTTGCAGCTACTAATACAGCACAGGTTGCATCAATGGCGTCAGTACAAAATGCTATTACTAATGGAAATACTGCACCTTGGTTAGGAAGTCAAAAGACAGTGAGCACAAGTTTACCTACTAACGGCCAAGGCAATCCTGGCGACTTTTGGTTCCAAATCTAACATATGACTATTCCTTCAGCAGCAGCCAAATATGGTCTAGGTACCACATACATAAACAGTGCCAATACCTACTACCCACTTAAAGGTATGTGGATTAAAAATGCAGATGGTACTTGGCATCCTGTAAAAACTGGATGGACCTGTAGATCAGATGGTGTATGGGAGCGTATCTACCCAACCCCTAAAGGTATTTTTACTCCCAACGTTACTACACTAACACATACATATTATCAACACTGGGGCGATACTGGTAATGTTATTGCTATCAGTAACACTGGTGACTTT